CGTGCAGATTGGGCATATAGATACTCCTGTCTTTACCCATAAAGGATGCGTTTGCAATGAGATTGTGGCTCTGGAGGCGCGGCACCAACTCGCTGCCCCACAGATGTTACCTGCTCGAAAGCCGGAGCTCTCACGTATAGCATCATCTATAGCGAAAGAGGTTGTAGGTGAGGGGGAGCTGGAACCAGTCTCTTACAGAGAGGTCATTAGCGCCTACTCGGGGCCTAAGCGTAAAGCGTATGAAAGGGCCCTTGAGTCGCTCCTTGTGGACCCTGTTAGTCAAGATGACGCGCGGTGTCGCATGTTCATTAAAGCCGATAAGTATACCGAGGAGCCGAAAGCTCCTAGAGCCATCCAGTACTGCACTAAGCGCTACGGATTGGCCCTTACACGGTTTACGCGGCCTATAGAGCATGCCTACTATAGCCGCTGCGATTGGACAGGGACTCGGGTTGTTGCGAAAGGGCGCAACCAGAAACAGCGTGCGCAGGACTTGGTCGCAAAGGCAGAGTGTTTCAGCAACCCGCTGTTCATTCAGCTAGACCATAGCAAGTTCGACTCGCACGTGACGGTGGACCTACTGGATGTGGAGTTCGGGTTCTATTGCTCCCTGTTTACGGGTGTCAACAAGCGTAAGCTAAGACGTCTACTGCGTTGGCAACGAAAGGTAAGGGGTGTTACTAAAAATGGCACAACTTACACCACTCCGGGCACACGCATGTCGGGCGTTCCGAACACGGGTCTCGGGAACTCGCTACTAAACGAGTGCATCCTCACCCGGTGGCTCCAAGGCTTCAAACACACGCTATATCTGGACGGAGATGATAGTGTTGCCATAGTGGAGGCTCATGATCGGGACTTGCTGCCCAACATGCATGACATGATGCGGTCGATGTGTATGGAAACGAAGCGCACCGACTCATCTGTGCTAGAGGAGACAGAGTTTTGCCAAAGTAGGCCGGTTGAAACTGGAGAGGGCTGGATAATGGTCCGCAACCCCACCCGTGTGATTACAAGGGTGGGTTGGACGATTGGATCATATCCCAGGAGCTACTTAGAGCGATGGG